GCGGCGTCTTCAAGCGTACTTTCAGCGGCTAATGCTTCTGCTGTACCAACTTCACTTTGGCCTGTAACACCTACTTCATTATCTTCTGCTGATACTGGAACTTCTCCTGTTAGTACTGTCGTTGCTACTCTTACTTTAGGTACTCCTGTTACTGCTGGTATTACTGATGTAATTATTGAATACATCCAACCTGATGACCGTAACACTGCGTTTACTGCGTAATAATTAATTTAAGGGGGCCAGAGTTGATCGACCTCGGCCTTAAACGATAATGCATAATACAGCCCTTAATTTTTTACATATAGGAGATTAATTATGAGTATGCAAACAGACGTCAAAAGCGTCCATACGGGCGGGGCGCAAACAAATCAAGCTTTAATTACAGGTCGAGTACGTATAAAATCCGTTGTTTTAACAGGTGGTGTAGGTACGGGGGCGGCTAAATTTTTAGATGCTTCTGGAGGTAATGTATTACTAGAACTAGATATAGGCACAAACTCTAATACAGCAAATGTGATTCTTCCGGGAGAGGGTATTCTTTTTCCAAATGGTGTTTGGTATACCGCTACTGCTGTTGTTCCGATTGGTGTTACTGTTGTGTATGGCTAAGTCATGGAACATACAAGAGCCTCAGACCCAGAAGTGAGAACCGCTAGAGAACTAGCTGAACATGGCGCAGACATTAGGCATTTACAGTTGGATATGGACAAAATGGTTAAAGATATGGATGAAATAAAAGAGTCCATAAGAGAAATCAGTAAAACTTTATCTGAAGCTAAAGGTGGATGGCGTATGTTTATGATGATTGGTGGAGTTGGCGCAACAGTTGGTGCAGCAGTTTCTTGGTTATTTGACGTAATAAAGAACTAAAATTATGGCTACTAAGAAAGCTCCAAATCTAGCTGTTGGTAGGGGTGAGAAACTTCCAGTCTCTCAAGGTGCAGGTTTGACCGCAAAAGGTAGAGCTAAATACAATGCAGCTACAGGGTCTAATCTTAAAGCCCCACAACCACAAGGGGGACCACGTAAAAAGTCCTTCTGCGCACGTATGAGTGGAATGCCGGGGCCTATGAAAGATGAGAAAGGTAATCCTACACGCAAAGCAGCATCATTAAAGAGGTGGAACTGCGGTGCCAAGTAAATCTAAGAAACAACATAACTTTATGGAGATGATTGCTCATTCTCCTAAAATGGCGAAGAAAGCGGGTGTCCCGCAAGCAGTAGGTAAAGAGTTTGCCACTGCCGATAAAGGTAAAACATTTAAAAAAGGTGGCGAAATGGCTAAAAAACCCGATCTAAAGAAACTGTTTAAAGGTAAGGATACTAAAGGCGAAGAGCTTAAAGAAGCTAAAGCTATTAAATCTGGTAAAATCACTCCTATGCAATATGCTAAAGGTGAGAAGATGGAAGATACTAAAAAAATGAAATGTGGCGGTGCTGTTAAAAAAATGGCTCGTGGCGGCGGTATTGAAATTAAAGGTAAAACTAAAGGGAAATTTGTATAATGGCTACTAAATATTACAATAAACCAAGTGATCCAAAGATTAAATGGGAAGATATGCCCACTGTATCTGATGAAGAGAATGATATCCTTGCTGGCGAATCTGTAGCAGCTTCTAAAAAATCAACACCTAAGTATGATACTAATTTAAGTGATGCAGAACAAGCTAGACGCATAACTAAAGCATTAGTTCCTGCTAAAAAATCAACACCTAAGTATGATACTAATTTAAGTGATGCAGAACAAGCTAGACGCATAACTAAAGCATTGGTTCCAAATACTGAAGATGCTGATAGACAAAAACGAATTGACGCAAATAGAGACTATTTTGCAAAAAAAGGCGCTTTTAAAGATAATGAAGGTATGAAAAAAGGTGGATCTGTTAAAGCTAAAACTAAAACTTCGTGTTATAAATCAGGCGGCTCTGTTAAATCTTCAGCATCACGTGGTGATGGTATTGCTCAACGTGGTAAAACTCGTGGTAGAATCTGTTAATGAGAGCTTCACGGGGTATGGGCGACATTAACCCTAGTAAGATGCCTAAAGGTAAGAAGATTATCCGTAAGGACGATCCTAATGCTGTAGAGATGTATAAGAAAGGGGGAGTAGCTAAAAGCTTCCCTCCTCTTACCAAAAACAAAAGAGCTAAGAAATGACCACTACTGGAACCGCACTATTTAACATAGACCTCTCAGAGATAATTGAAGAAGCCTTTGAACGTGCTGGTTCTGAGCTTCGTAGTGGTTATGACTTTAAAACAGCTAGACGTTCGCTTAATTTACTCCTGATAGAATGGGGGAACAAAGGTATAAATCTTTGGACTGTAGAGCAAGGACAAATCGTTCTTAGCACAGGAGTGGCGACTTATACATTACCTATTGATACTGTTGACCTATTAGACCAAGTTATACGTACAGGTTCAGGTCAAAATCAATCCGATATAACTATATCAAGAATTTCAGAGTCTACCTATGCAACAATCCCTAATAAGAATGCGTTAGGTAAACCTATCCAAGTTTGGATAAACAGACAATCAGGAGCAACAACTCCTACAGGTGTAGCAAGTCCAACTATTAATGTATGGCCTACGCCACAAGCACCAGACTCTCAATATACGTTTGTATACTGGCGGTTAAGAAGAATGCAAGATGCTGGCGATGGTGTTAATACACAAGATATACCGTTTAGGTTTTTACCCGCACTTATTGCAGGTTTGGCGTATTACTTATCTATGAAACTGCCGGGTGTCGATATACAAAGGGCACAGGCGTTAAAGGCGGTTTATGATGAGCAATTTGATTTGGCAGCGCAAGAGGATCGTGACAAAAGCCCGTTAAGAGTTGTTCCACGAATGGCGTTAAGTTAATGCCTTTAAAATGCCCTGACGCTAGAAAAGCATATGCAAAAGCATATCAAGAAGCTAATAAGAAACAAGCAGTTGAACGAGTACGCAAATGGCGAATTGAAAACCCAGAAAAACGTAAAGATCAACAGCTTAAATATGTTAAAAACCATCCGGAAATTGTGGCAGCAAAACAAAGACGTTGGAGAGCTAACCATCTTGATGAGGTTAGGATAAAAGATAGGATTGAAGCTAAAGCATATAGGGACGCAAATAAAGAACTTATAAAAACTAGAAAAAAAATATACGCTCAGAATAATAAAAATATTATAAATGCTGCAGTTGCTAAAAGAAAAGCTGCAAAATTACAACGTATTCCAAAATGGACTTCGGAGTTAGATGTATGGATGATAAAAGAAATATATGATTTAGCAATGTTGCGTACAAAATTAACAGGCGTAGTGTGGCATGTTGACCATATAATACCTTTGCAGGGTGAAATTGTTAGTGGACTACATACTCCTTTTAATATGCAAGTTATACCTGCTATTGAAAATATAAAAAAGGGAAACACATATGGGGTCTAAGTATGCGCTTGGCAAGATAGCGATTAGTCAATGCGATCGTTGTGGTATGGAGTATTTGCTTAAAACATTGCGTCCATTAACTATAAAGACTAAGATTACAAACATACTAGTTTGTCCTGCATGTTATGAGCCTGATCAACCACAATTACAACTTGGTATGTGGCCTATTTTTGATCCACAGGCTTTACGTAATCCACGTAGGGATACAAGTTATCAAGTATCTGGGCTAGACATAAACAACCTACCTTCTGGTGGCTCTAGAATATTCGAATGGGGCTGGGCACCTGTAGGTGGGGCTTCACAGTTTGACGCAGTTTTAACGCCTAATGCCTTAGTTGCAGTAGGGCAAGTCGGTTCAGTTACTATAGACACGTCTTTTGTCCCTTCAGGATATTACATTGCTACTGAAGACTTATTGTATATACTTACACAAACTGATGATTATGTTATTACGGAATAAATATGACAACAACAATTAAAGTATCAGAATTACCCGTAGTAACTACCCCGTATGATGGTAGTGAATACACATTAGGTATTCAAAATGGTATGTCTGTAAAAGTCCCAGCTTTAAACTTAGCTTCGGCTACTGGTGCTTCACTAATTGGAACAACTCCTACTGGCACATTAGCTGCATCTACGGTGGCTGCATCTTTAACTGAATTAGATACAGAAAAAGCATCGACAGCTGCACTTACTTCCGGTTTAGCACTTAAAGCTGATACTTCTACAGTTAACTCTCAGTTAGCACTTAAAGCTGATACTTCTACAGTTAACTCTCAGTTAGCACTTAAAGCTGATACTTCTACAGTTAACTCTCAGTTAGCACTTA